TTCGAGCGCTCCGGCGGTCGCCTGGTCGCTCGCGGCGCGGCTCATGGTGTCGAGGCGCGCGGCGATGCGTTCGAGCGCGTAGACGGCGCGCGCAGTGGTGAAGCGCGCAAGGCGCGCGGGGTTCGGTTCGGCGGTCATGGGTGGAAGTATTGCAAGCGCGGTTTTGGAGTCAAGACAGCAAGCGCGCAAGGGCGGCGATGCGGCGCCCCATGTCGCGCGCTTGCGCGGCGTCGTCCTGGTGAGACTGCGGGAAGCTTGGTTCATCGCTGGCGGCGTCCGCCAGGGAGTCGGCAAGGCGGCTCGCCTCCTGGGTGATGGTTCGCAGGGCTTCGGTCTGGCGCTCCTGGCGGTGCGCGGTGAAGTGTAGCAGGGACGCAAGGCGCAAGCGCTCGCGCTTGTCGCCGGTGGCGCGCTCGATCATTTCCGCGTAGTCGAGCGCGTCCGGGAAAGCGCCGGTGCGCAGGGCGTCCAGCGTCCGCAGGGCGGCGGGGGTGTTGGCGTCCTTCGCGGCGCCGGTGATGGCGTCCGAAATGGCGCGGGTGATTGCGGGGGGTAGGGTTGGGTTGTTCATGGTGGGAAGGGGGTCGGCCTCGTCAGCGAGCGCGATACGCTCGGACGCGCCCAGGGTGGGCGCGTTTCGGCCTGGGTCAGTCGGTGAGCGCGTCCAGCGCGGCGCGAAAGGCCTCGATGCGCTCGCGCATGGCGTCGTCGTCGGGTTCGAGCGTTTCCAGCAGGGAAAGCGCGTCATCGGCGGCGACTTCGAGCGCCAGGAAGCGCTTGCGCTCTTTGAGGATGAGCTGGACGGCGATTGCATCGCCTTTGCCCAGGCACCCCAGGCGGGCGCATTGGGCGAGCATGGCGGCGGCTTCGGCGGTCGTGGTTGGTATCATGGCGGGGTCGTGGTTGGGGTTCAAATCTCCTCGCCCTGGTCGTCCCAGGCGAGCCGGTCGAGCGCGTTCAGTGTGTCGGTGAGGGTGTGGGCGAGCGCGGCAAGTTGTGTCGCGCCGTCATGCTCGCTCACCTCTCCCTCGCCTTCCTCAATCCATGCGGCGTAGCAGTGCGCAACGCTCCCCAGGCGGTAAAGGTTGCCGGGGTTGTCATCGTCCTCGAAGTTGTGCCATTCGGGGACATTCGACGCGGCGGGGAGGTCGCGCGCGGCGGCTTCGAGGACGGCGCGGAGCGCGTCCAGGTCGTCCGCGATTGCGGCGCGGGGGTCGCCGGGGTGGTAGGGGTGGCGCTCTTCTGTCGCCTTCTCCGCGATGTAGGCGGTCAGGCGCGCAAGGCGCGTCTGGGGGTTGCGGTTGGTGGGTTCGGGTGTGGGTTGTGTGTTCATGGTCGGGAGAGTTATCGGGCGGCTTCGTTGGCGGCGATGGCGGCGTCTCGCTCCCTGGCGGCGGCGGAGAGCGCGGCGAGCGCCTTGCTGGTTGCGTCTGCTTCGGCTTCTTCGAGGGCGTCCCTCGCGGCGGCGACCCTGGCGAGAGCAAGGGCGGCGGCGTGGCTGGTCTTTTCGGCTTCCATCATCGCGGCTTTGTGCGCGCTTGCGAGACGGGTTGCGGCGTTCGTGGTATTCATGGCGGCGCTTGTGATGGCGCGCGCTCGCCAGGTTGCAAGCGCTTTCTTGCGTCCCGCGTTTTAGCTCTGCGGGGGTGTCGCCTGCCTCCCCGCCTGCGCTGTCCGCCGGTGTCGCGCCCTGGGCGTCTGGCGCGCTCCCTGGGGCGTCTTGGGCGCGTGTCCCTGGGCGAGCTCTGCCCAGGCGCTCGCGGCGTCCCTGGGCGGCTCCTGGCGCGTCCCTGGGCGGCTCGCTCGATCATCCGCGCGCGCTCCCGCGCCCGGCGCCCTGGGCATGGGCGACCCAGGCGACCCAGGCCGGCGGCGCTCGCGCCCTGGCTCGACCCAGGCCGGCGCCGAGCGCCGCCCCCCAGACCCCCAGAACCGCGCGCGAGCGCGCCCGCCAGCGCGCCAGCGCGCCCGCGCCCACCCCCGCGCGCGCCCCCGCGCGCGTGTGTGAGATTCGATCCTCCCCCGCGGGGAAAAATCTGCAATTTTTGAAAAGTTTGTCCTACTATTTGTTCTTCTTGTCTTTTGCCGTCTTGCTGACCATCGTAAGGCATGCCCAGCCAAGTCCCTAATCCCTACGAAAGGTCTTTCAACTTTTCGCAGTTTTCCACGAACACCCCGAACACGCAGCAGCCTGGGCAGGAAATCGATCAGGAGCTCAATGCTGCGCGTGCGACGCTCAACGCGACCTTGTCGCGACTGAACGAGATCCAGCGCGACGACGGAAAGATCAGGGAGTCGGCGCTTGATACCACCGCCTTCAGCGCAACCGTCAACGCCGCCACGCTTACGGCCACCAATGCGGCCGCTTCGGCATCTTCATCTGCGTCAGCGGCTTCCGCCTCGGCTTCTTCCGCAGCTGCCTCTGCGCTTTCTGCCGCGAACGCCGCGACAAATGCCAACAACTTTGATCTTCAGATTGGTACCGTAAGCACGCTTTCGCCTTCTTCTCCGGCTACTGTGACGGTAATTGGATCCCTTCCGACCTACACGCTCAATTTTGGAATTCCCCAAGGTGCGGTTGGAGCTACTGGCAGTGGCGGATCTGTCGGCCCAGCAGGTCCTCAAGGAGAAACAGGCCCTGTTGGTCCAACTGGACCGTCTGGAGCCACAGGTCCGGAAGGACCCGCAGGCCCGCAGGGGCCGGCTGGAATCAACACATGGGGTTCAATAACTGGTTCGATTTCATCGCAGGTCGATCTTGACGCGTCCTTGCAATCAAAGGCTCCGGTCAACAACCCGATTTTTACGGGAACGATTGGGAACCAGGATTCGGCGTTAGGACAGGATCAGGACATGTTCGCGACGTCTACCGGCATCAGTTTCACGTCGTTCAACGCAAGCACAGGTGGGTCGCAATACGCAAGCGTTCAGAACGCATCAATACCCGGAGCTGACGCGTCTGATGTTTCCTGGGGGCCGGCCATTGAGCTTCTTAAAACAAGTTCATCTCCTGCCGCGATAAAATCCCTTCTGATCAAGCCTGCATCTTTGTTGTTCAACCAGGGACAAGCTGACCAGGTTTCCATAAGCGTATCAAACCTTGAGTTTTCTTTCGGTGGAAAGGGACTTTTTACGAGCGTTTCTGGCAAGTCTGGCGTAAACATCGGAATCGGCGGCACAGACACGGCAAGCACGACGCCTGGCGACATTTGGATCGCGACCGGCGGAGCGTCCCTCAACTTCCGAGACGGGCAGGGCTCCTGGCGCCAATGCCTGACCACGAGCAGCGCCGGAATCATCGACATAAACTCGGCGTCGACCGCCCTGCGCGTCACTCAACGCGGCGCAGGCGAAGCCTTACGTGTCGAGGACAGCACGACCCCTGATGCGAGCGCATTCGTAATCAATGCTGACGGAAGAATCGGTGTCGGGTCTAATGCTGACGCCAATGCTTCCGTCAAGATGCTTGTCAATGGCGATTCAAAGATCAAATCTGGAAATCTCGTGTTTGAAAACGTAGTTGGAACGAGCAGGACGTTCTCGCTTGCCGCATCCCCGACGCAAAGCAACGGAAGTGGATACTCGAACGGCAACTTTGACACGATCCATTATCCGACTGAAATCGTCATGATCGTGAACGGAACCGCCTACGCGGTTCCTGCGCGCACCGTCACGCTTCCTCCCTGATAGATGAGCGAAGGTCAGGATCTCAACAAGCAGCTTCAGGCGGCGGAGCGCCTGCTCAAGGCCAGGAAGGCCAAGAAGGACCTGATTGAATTCTCGAAGCTGACGATGCCTGATCCTGAGGAACCTGACGACCACGACAGGTCAAGGTATCAGCCTGCCAAGCATCACGAGGTGATCGCCGCTGCGCTTGAGGAAGTCGAGGCGGGCCGAATGCCTCGCCTGATCATCACGATGCCTCCGCGTCACGGAAAGTCAGAGCTGGCTTCACGCCGTTTCCCGGCCTGGTTCATCGGCAAGGACCCGTATCGCCAGCTGATCTTTGCGACTTACAATGAGGAATTTGCCCAGGACTTCGGGAGATCAGTCCGCGAAACGATGCGGATGCCGGTCTACAAGCAGATCTTCCCTGGCGCCGCCCTGAAACAGGGGTCCGCTGCGGCGGACCGTGTGCAGACTGACGAAGGAGGGCTTGCCGTTTTCGTCGGCCGTGGCGGTTCACTTACCGGCCGCGGTGCGGACCTGCTGGTCATTGACGACCCGATCAAGGACCGCGAGGAAGCCGACTCAAAGTCTACCCGCGACAAGCTTTGGTCCTGGTTCACGGAGGTGGCCATGACGCGACTGATGCCTGGCGGCCGCGTCGTCATAATCATGACCCGCTGGCACGAGGACGACCTGATCGGCAGGCTCATTGACCCGGGGAATCCGTGTTTCAACGCCGAGGAAGCGAAGAACTGGAAGGTGCTCGCCCTTCCGGCCATAGCCGGGGATGACGACCCGATGGGCCGCAAGAAGGGCGAGGCTCTGTGGCCTGATCGGTTCCCGCTTGAGACGCTTGAGCCCCTGAAGCGGCTAAATCCGCGCGGCTTTTCAGCGCTTTACCAAGGTCAACCCACGCCTGACGACGGCGATTACTTCACTCGCGACATGATCGCAGGGTATCGACCTGGCGAGTTGCCGACAAACTTGAGGTATTATGGGGCTTCTGAC